TCTTGAGGAAGAGCCCTCCGGTCCGGGTAGTGCACGACATGCTAGCCTCTGAATATCCAGCTAGTGGAGCAGGGAGATAGAGAGTCATTTAGTTAGGGTTTTGATTGGTAGTATACAACAAGCAGTCACTGAGTAGCCAACTGTACAAAACCCGCCTGATTTGGAATCAGAAAGAAATATATACTGCCGTGTGGGGCGGTTAATATTTTGTGTTTGAAAAGGCTTACACAGTTCTTGTAATGTGAAGTGTAAAAGCAATCACCACAATGATTGCACACGAACTATTTACAGGGGGTGTATTAAAGTCGAAAGACGACCGGACTTAATTGATTCCAAACCTTACATGCCAAGGAGTGGCATCAGTATAGCCCAAGATTCGGAGTCCCGGCTTGGGCTATGCGCTTTTAACTTAGGATATGTATACCCAAAGTTCTAATGTACCAGTTGCAACATCTGAGCCTGGAGCCACTTGACAGGTGATATCAATAGTATCATCTGCTGTGTATTCCTTTGGAGCTACGTTTGCATCTTGGTCATCGCTAACACCAGTTTGACCTGCTGTTGATCCATCAATGTAATAGTCTGGATCTGAACCGTCGCCAACATCCCACACAAGGGCTGTTCCGCCGTCTAAATCGCTAGACTTAAGTATTACATCATGAACTGTTTCACCAGCAAAAACATCTACCATTTGGTACACGTCAGCTGCGTTTGGTGCCGCACTTATTGTGATTTTCCCCTTTCTAACACCTACATTTCCACTTGGGAAAGGCTTGAAAGATTGATTACCACTTACCATGTCACTTGTAAAAGTTGCCATAATATTCTCCGTTTGTTTTATTACCCATTATTAGGTAATATCTATAGTCATAAAGACAAAAAGGAGTTTTGTCAAATATATTAAGGAGTAATTATATGCCCCCATCTCATGTGTATGTGAAACGTAACCCGATTCATCCATATACATACAACAACCCAGATGACTTACCTTACATACAATGGAAGTATGTCAAATTGTCTGTTGCTTATACTATGTACACCAGTAAGCAAATTGGTTGGGAGCGTGCAAAACGTTCTGAATACGAAAATTGGTGTACTAAAATGAAACAATTCAAGGAGGAATTGTAATGCAAAAAATTTATTTAGATTTCGAAACTTATTATGATCAGTTACTAACTTTATCCGCAATGTCCACTGCACAATATGTAAATCACGAAGATTTTAAAGTTTGGGGCGTGGGAATAAAGGTTGAAAACGGGCAAACAGAATGGTTTAACGAGGATGAAACCCCGGCCATTTTGGAACAAATCGATTGGGCGAACACCGCTCTGGTTTGTCACAATACCCTGTTCGACGCTTTTGTTCTTACACAGCATTTCGGGCACAAACCAGCGTATTACTACGACACAGCGGCAATGAGCCGTGGTTTGTACCCGAACATGTCTGCACGGTTAAAAGATTGTGTCGTGCGAGAATTCCCATCCCGGGCCGATTTACGTAAGGGAGAAGAACTAATCAATGCAAAAGGAGTGCGAGACCTTGACCCACAACTTGATGCACAAATCGGTGGCTATTGTATTCAAGATGTTGACCTAACGTACGAACTTTTTCAAGCGTATGTAAAAGACTATCCGTGCAATGAGCTAGATCTTATTGATCTCACTGTCCGCATGTTTGTTGAGCCTAAATTAACTTTAGACAAAAATGCATTAATAGAATATAGACGAAATATAGCTAATAAAACAAGACTAGCCATAGAAGCTAGTGGTATAACCAGAGAAGTATTAGCTAGTCAGGTAAAATTTCGTGCGCATTTAGAAGAACTTGGGATAACAATTCCCACGAAAAAAAGCCCAACAACAGGTCAACAAATACCTGCGTTTGGTAAAAACGACCCTGCATATATACAAATGTGCAATATGTACCCAGAACACGCGTGCGTGTGGGAAGCGCGTGAGTTAGTTAAATCACGAATAGAAGAAACTAGAGCAACTAGATTTATTAATTCGTGCAACCCGGACGACACCTTTAGTGTACCATTGCGTTATTATGCCGCGCATACAGGTCGTTTTGGTGGCTCTGATAAACTAAACGTACAAAACCTTCCCCGGGGTTCAAAATTACGCACGGCAATTCAAGCACCTGAAGGACAAAAGTTATTTATAGCTGACCTGTCTAATATAGAAGCACGTATGCTAGCATGGATGGCAAAAGAATATGATTTGCTTAACGCATTTGCTACAGGTCGCGATGTGTACTGTGAATTTGCGTCGCAAATATACAACCGCACGATTACTAAAGACGATAAACTAGAAAGATACGTAGGCAAAACTGCAATATTAGGTCTCGGCTATGGTATGGGACACGCAAGATTCCAAGATACATTAAAAGCAGGCTCACCTTCAGTTGAAGTATCTGAAATGGTTGCTAAAAACATCGTGTTGCAATACAGAGGAATGTACCCAAACATATCAATGTTGTGGTCTAAAATGAAAGACGCTTTGTTTCTTATGTTAAATAGAAACACTGTACCTTATGGCCCTTTAATCGTACAAAAACAACAGCTGCAGCTGCCGAACGGAATGGCACTTAAATACCCAAAACTAAATTATATAAATAATGAATTTACTTACAATCAATATGGTAAATTAATTCGTACACACGGCCCTAGACTTACAGAAAACGTAATCCAAGCTCTTGCTAGGATTGTAATAACTGATCAAATGTTAGACATACAAAAACTTTCTGAAGTTAATGTAGTTATGCAAGTACATGACGAAATAATTGCAATTGGCTCTGAAGTTGATTCAGATGTTACAATGAATAAAATAATAGACATAATGCGTACACCACCTGAATGGTGCAGTGATTTACCACTCGACGCAGAAGGTGGCGTTAGTCAAAAGTATGACAAATAAAAATTTAGTATTAACAAGAAAAGTTGGTGAACGTGTTGTGTTACACACTGGTTCAGGAAAGCCTTCTTGTACGATTACAGTAACCAACATATCTACTAAACAATGTAAATTAGCATTTGAAGCAAACCCAGATGTTCGCATTGACAGAGAAGAAATATATAAAGGAGATACCGATGAAAATAACATTTCTAAAAGCAAAAAAACCCCTAGTAAAGGAAATAACAGTTAATGGCTCTAAACCTTATCCACTAGTAAAAAACTTTACTTCAACAGAAGAAGATATATCTATTGACACAAAAGGTTTAAATAAATTATTTCGTGCACTTTCCCGAGAAGCCGGTCAAGGCACGTGCATGCACAAAGGCCCTTTAAAACGTCCGTTAGTTGATGAGCCTCGTGCATTTATGTCAGATAGATCTATACCAACGCAGTTGTTAGTTTTAGATATAGACGGTCTTCCGTACAAAGGCACTAATAATATAGCTATAGGAACACTCGCAGAACATATCGTGTTGCAATTACCTGAGCTATTTCATGACGTGTCGTACATAGCACAGGCCAGTGCATCTTTAGGTGTAAAGAAAAATACTGTGTCATTACATTTATTTTTTCTATTAGATATGCCAGTACATCCACAAACTTTAAAAGATTACATACGTACTTTAAATTATGAATGTGAGTATTTTGCACAACATATAAAGTTGTCAGCTAATGGTCACAGTCTTTCTTATATATTAGACCCTTCAGTTGCAGACAACAGTAAACTAATATATATTGCACCGCCTAAATTTACAGGTGTAGAAGACCCTTATCCAACAAATAGACTTGTTAAGGTTGACCGTAGTTCACCTGTTCTTGATATCTCCTCATCTTTAATAGGAGTTAATCCTGAAAGAGTGCATACTCTTGGTTTGCAAATTAAAGATAACTTAAGGAAGAAAAGTAATCTTCCTAAAAGAACAGGCAAAGTAACTACGGTCAACGTTGCAGGTGAAACCCAAGAAGTCTTACAAAACCCAGACAAAATGACCATCCAAATCAGCCGTGTGTCTGAACCTTTTGTTAACTGTAATGTAAACGGAGGCGATAGCGGAGGTTATTATTTTGTATTAACTAATCCTCATTACATGTACAACTTTAAAGGAGAACCTGTATGGGAAATAGAAAAAGCTGACCCAGAATTTTATAAAAATATTTTTGAGATATTCGCTGACAAAATTGACGGTGATACTAAAAAGAAACCAATCGTATTACGTGATTTTTTCACTGATACTTATTACAACGGAGTGTATGATGAAACAAAACAACAATTTGACGATGAGTACCCGCTCACGCCCACCAATAAAAGCAGTATTAATGATTTCCTTAAGTCTCATGGTCGTCCTACCATGGATTTTGTTCCAGATGCTCGTGTTGTATTTGATCCGAGCAGTAATAAAGGTATTGACTTAGAAACAGTCCCTTACAGTGTAAATTTATTTAGACGTACAAAATACATGTTACGTGCAGAAAAACACGTAGAAAAACTTTCGTACGGTGAAGCAATTAAGATGGCAACTATTACACCGCATATATATAAACTTATTATGCATGCGTTAGGTGACGGCAAACCAGAGTTTGAACACTTTATAAATTGGCTTGCGTACATTTACCAGCACAAAAAGAAAGCTATGACTGCGTGGATATTTACTGGTATCCCAGGCACTGGTAAAGGTTTGTTCGTACACAAAGTTCTTAAGCCACTCTTTGGTGAACAACAAACCCCTATGAGAGCTTTAGAAAATATAGAAGAACAATTTAATTTGTATATGCGTACCGCAATGTTTCTAGTTGTAGACGAATTTCGTATGGCTGACTCAGGTTCAGTCGGACGTATGGCCGACAAACTTAAGCACCAAATAACCGAACCTAATCTTACTATAAGAGCTATGCGTACCAACCAGATAGAGTTACCTTCTTTTACCAACTTTATTTTTCTTACTAACAGAGCAGACGCAGTTAAAATTGAAGATTCAGACAGAAGATACAATGTAGCTCCTAGACAAGAACATAAAATAGAAGAAGTTTATCCTAAATTATTACAAAATTTAGATTTAATAGAACAAGAACTATATCTCGTGTCAGGAGTCCTGGAAAACTTTGTAGTTGACACACGAATGGCTCATACAGCATTAGAAAACGACGCAAAGAAAGAAATGAAAGAAGTATCTATGTCTATTATAGAAGAATGTGCAAACGCAATACGTACACGCAATCTTGAGTACTTTACTGATGTGTTAGACATACCTCTTACAAACACTTTTGACGCAGGAGGTATTAGCACAGCACAAAGATATGTAAAAACTTGGTTAGCTGAAGTAGGTACACAACAAGTTATACCTTTAGCTCATTTTAAAGTTGTATATGATGCTTTAACTGACAGTCGTAATACTCTTTCACAAAGAGATTTTTCAAAACGTATGTCACGACTAAACATTAAAACAGCACGTAAACGTATTAGTAAAGATCGTGCAGCTGGAATCCCCCGGGGCGTTGTGTTAACATGGCGAATAGATAATAATGTTCGTGAAGATTTAATAAAACAACATTTTGACGAAAGGGATATTGAATTAATTGACCAATCTAACGCAACCCAATCGTCCAGACCTAATTTCAACAATTGAGGTCACGGAGGACATCGAATTAGGCCATGTACCTGCATGGTCTTACTCAGCTTTAAAAACCTTTGAACAATGTGCTTATCGCACTTATATATCTAAAGTTAAACGCATACCAGAAGACTTCGGCCCAGCAGCTGCACGTGGTACTACAATCCATAAAGAAGCTGAAGATTATGTTGCTGGTAAATTAGCCGAACTACCTGAATCTTTACGTAAATTTACAAAACAATATAAAAAACTACGAGAACTATATGCAGAAGCTAAAGTGGAACTAGAAGGAGATTGGGGCTTTACCATAGACTGGCAAACATGTGGTTGGATGGCACCTGATGTATGGGCACGAGTAAAACTAGACGCCTTTGTACATCAAAATGAAACTTCTGCGAGAGTTATTGATTACAAAACAGGTAAAGCTTTTGGTAATGAGATTGCTCACAGCCAACAAGCACTTATATATGCAATTGCTAGTTTTTTTAGATACCCAGATTTAGATATGTTAAACACAGAAATATGGTATTTAGACCATGGCACTACTTTAGAACAAAGTTACACACGAGATGAAGCTATGTTATTTATGCCCAAACTACATGAAAGAGCTATTAATATGACAACTACAACTAAGTTCCCACCTAATCCAAGTGATTGGAATTGTAAGTGGTGTACTTATAATAAAGGTGTAGACCCCTATTGCGAATGGGGGCATAAATAGTTTATAATTAACACTTAGTATTCAACCAACAAACACAGAATACTAACAACAATGAGGAATGAAAGATGGATAATATCCCAGAGCCCTATGCTCACCAAAAAACAACTACTAATTTTATAGTAGACAACCCAAAATGTATGATAACGTCTGACCCAGGCACTGGTAAAACACGTGCATGTTTAGACGCTCATGCTATACTTGGAGGCAAGACATTAGTCTTAGCGCCACTTTCAATATTGGAAGCGGCTTGGGGGGAAGACATTAAAAAGTTTCAACCCAATATAAAATATGGAGTAGCTTATGCAAAAAATAGGGAAAAAATATTTAAACAAACTGACTTCGATATGGTCATCACTAACTTCGAAGCTGTTAACTTTTTATCAAAAAATACACAGTATTGTGAGCAATTCGATACAATTATTATTGACGAATTTACCGCTTTTAAAAATCGCACAGCCAAACGTAGTAAAAATCTCAAAAATATCATCCCACATTTTACTAATAGGATTGCCATGTCTGGTACTCCTAATAGTAATACTATTCTAGATATCTGGCATCCAACTTTGCTCATCGACGATGGGCAACGGTTAGGTGCACGTTTTTATGCTTTTCGTCACCAAGCTTGTACACCACGATTTAATGGTTTTGCAAATGAATGGGTAGACAAACCTGGTATAGAAGAAACAATTGCAGATTTATTAAAAGATATAACTATACGATATAGTTTAAGCGAGTGTATAGATCTACCTGATAACATTACACGAACAATAAATACTAAACTTACTCCGCAAGTTCAAAAACAATATAAATTATTATCAGATGAATCTGTCTTATATACAAAGTCAGGCACAGTTAACGCTGTGCACGCAGGTGCCCGTGTCAAGAAATTACTCCAGCTTGTCACGGGGGCTGTTTATGATGAAGACAGTCTAGTTCAATTTATACACCAAGAAAGGTACGACATAGTTATGACTCTTGTAGCACAACGTGCACATAGTCTTGTAGCATTCAACTGGAGGCACGAACGTGACGCACTAGTTAAACTAGCAGAAAAAGAAGGTATTTCGTACGAGGTCATCGATGGTTCGGTGCCCGCTGAACGAAGAAAAGATATAATTGCTAGGTATCAAGCAGGACAGATACGTGTGTTGTTTTGCCATCCGCAGTCAGCTTCGCACGGTCTTACACTTACTCGTGCAAACACTGTAATCTGGTGTTCGCCTACGTATAACGCAGAACACTTTCAACAATTTAATCAACGTATATATAGAGCAGGTCAAACTCAAAAGACTGAAACTATATTAATACAAGCTAAAAATACTTGGGAGCCTGAAGTATATAAAAAGCTAAATACTAAACTAGGGCGAATGGAAAACTTATTACATATATTAACAGAGGTAAAAAACTATGAAAGGAAAAACAAGGCAAGTTAAAGCTTTTGGTGGTAAGAACACAAACTTATCAACAAACAATCGAAAAATGAAAAGAGCACTTAAAAAACTAAAAACCCAAAGGAGGATAAAATAGTGTCTAACAAAAAAATAACAGATTTGTTAACAGAGTTAGCAAAAACTAAAAGAGAAATTAAAAATCTTCAAGAAGCTGAAAAGTTGTATAAACAAACTCAACGCGAACTTGAATCTCAAATAGTCATTAGAATGCAAGAGCAAGGGCTCGACAAAGTTTCTAATGATTTATGCACAATATCTATTAAACAAGAAATTGTGCCAACTGTAGAAAACTGGGACGATGTACACCAGCATATAGTAAAAACTAATCAGTTTGAGCTATTGCAAAAGCGTATGTCAGCAACAGCCTACAGAGAACTTGTAGCATCAGGTATGGACGTACCTGGTGTTAAAAGTACGGAGCTGACTAGAGTTAACTTTAGGTCAGTATAATATTAACATATCAATGAGGAATGAAAAATGTCTAAAGATATAAGTATAGTGAGCAATGAACTACCTGCTCACATTAAATTGGGTAGTGGGTTAGGAAATGAGAATGTTCAATCTGATCATCTCTCTGTTCCTAGAGTAAAACAGCTTCAAAAGATGTCTAATGAAGTTGATGAAAACCACAGTGATTATATGGAAGGTGCCAAAGTTGGCGATTTCATTAACACTGTTACTAGCGAAAACTATGGCCAAGAGATGCTACTTGTAAATGTGCATTTCAAGGAAGAGTTTGTTGCTTGGAAAAAACGTGAAGTTGGTGGCGGCCTTTTAGGTAGTTACCCTACACGTGAGGAAGCAATACAAGCTATTGCAGACCAAGGTGTTTCTGAAGAGGACACTGAAATTATCCAAACACAAACACATAGTTTGTTAAAAGTAGACGAAAAGAGCATGGAAATATCTGATATTCCATTTCTATTCGACTGTGCGTCATCTAAGCTTAGAGTATCTAGAGAATGGAATACTCAAATAACTAAACTTGGTGGCGATAGATTCGCATCTCTATGGAAGATGTCTTCTGTATCAACAGCAAACAGAAAGGGACAAGCTTTTATGAATATAAGCATCTCTAATGTTGGTTGGTTAAACGAGTCTGTATACAATAAAGCTAAAGATTTTTATACAAGGTCTTTTGCTTAATTACACATACGTGCAATCGGCGTGCGACAGAATGGTTCGCACGCCCGGTTGTGTTATACTCTTTGAGTGCGAGAAAAGGAGTTCATAAATAAAGTGCACAAACACTTATCAAAAGAAGTTTATCGATGGAAGATAAACGATCCCTACCATGGAGGCGTTCCTGACGCTTTCTATTCTGGTCAAGCTAACTCTTGTTTTGTTGAATACAAATACACAGAGTCCCTACCTAAAAAAGAATCCTCTTATATAAAATTAAATTTATCTCAACAACAACGTAATTGGTTAAAACTACAATCTAAAAATAATTTATTTGTTTATGTAGTTTTTGCATGCCTGAATCAAGTGTATGTAATAGAAGATTTTGATTTAGAGAAATTTACACTTAAAGAATTTAATGAACGTTCTTACACATTTAAAAACTATATAGAAGCTTTAAGTAACTTCTGTTTAAAAAAAGGAAATTAAAATGGATTCAAATGAATTAGAAATAAAATTGTTTATGTTAGAAAAACTATATACTGAAGATAAAAAGTTTAGAGAACTAGTAGACATGGTTACTGCAAAAGTAATGAAAACATTACAAGAAGAACAAGAGGAGAGAATGAAAAATGACGGACATGGTTAACTCACCCCCTCACTACAACATGGGTGGTATAGAATGTATAGATGCAATAGAAGCTAGCATGACACCTGAAGCTTTTAAAGGTTACTTAAAAGGTAACATACAAAAGTATATGTGGCGTTATGAAGCTAAAAAAGGAGTAGAAGACCTTAAAAAAGCAGAATGGTATCTAAATAGACTGCTTAAAACTCTAAAAAAAACTAAAATCGTATAGAACGCACAGAAACGCTTTCTGTTGCATTTTAAGTATTTTTAATGTTAGCACAAGGACTATGTGCTAAAAACGTGCGACAGTTAATCCTGTGAGGTCATTTTTTGCCAGCTTTACGATTTCGAGCAAAAGAACGGTTTTTTGCTTTTCTAATTACTTTTAAGTTACTTTTCTTATCATTCATAGGATTTCCGTCTTTATGATGTACATCTTTGCCATCTCCTTTTTTAACTTTTCCTTCTTTAGTTAATTTTCGTCTAACTTTATTTCTCATAGCACGACGTTTCTTTTGTTTATCTGTGCCTTGGTAGTTAGCGTATTCTTTTTTGTAATTTCTAGCCATTTATATAGTATACACTTTTAGTGCTTTTGCTTTGCCTTTTACTTTTATAGTATCGTGCAAAGAACATTTGTCTACTTTTTGAGCTGTACGTTCTCCAATAAGTATATCTACTCCAGCTTCTTTAGTTGCACTTTCCAATCGTGCGGCTGTGTTTACAGCATCTCCTATAGCTGAATAATCAAATCTTGTATCACTACCCATATTACCCACTATAGCTTCTCCTGTGTTTACGCCTATTCCTATTGCAACAGGTTCTGGTAATTTTTTCTGTAGTTGTTTAATGGCAGTCCGCATGTCTTCGGCACAGGCGACGGCGCGTTGTTCGTGTTCATCTAAATCTAGGGGGGAGTTAAAGATGGCCATGCACGCGTCGCCTATGAACTTATCAACCATACCCCCATGTGCTTGTATGCAAGTAACTTGTTCAGTAAGCACTTTATTCATTATTTCAGTAACTTGTTCTGGTTCTAGTTTTTCAGACAAGTTCGTAAATCCCCTGACGTCGGTGAATAAGAACGTACACGTACGCTTTTCTCCACCTAACTTTAACAAACTAGGGTCTTTCTGCAATCTTGCAATCTGTCGGGGATCTAAATAATGTTCAAACTGTTTTTTAATTTGTTGTCTTAGTTTGTATTGTTCCCCAAACCTTAACCAAAATTCTTGTACTGATATAAGTGTTATTGATACTATACTATAACTAAAGTCTATAAGTATATTATTTCGTGCAGAAAATAGAGCTCCGGTAACAAGCACGACATACATAAACGCAACTCCTACCATAGAAGCTACAACAGGTGTGTTACGTACTATAAGCACTAATAATAATAAAGACCCTATTAATATAAGTAATTCATATAATAAAGAAAGCCCGGGTATTGCAGGTACATCTACAGTCATACTCTCAGCCAAAGCCGCCTGCACGTAATGTGGATACTTTAAACCGTCAGGCGTGGCTATTTGAGGCATTACACCTTTTGCACTAACACCTACAAACACAAATTTATTTTTAACATTCATTTCATCTAAAGTGGTGCTTGGAGTATCAATCCAAGAAACCCATCTACGTCCAATGCTATCTACTGGTATCTGTGCATACCCAGCTACAGTAATCTCTTCTATTTGACCTTGCTGTCCTTTAATTATATAAGTATCCGCACCTGCTACCATTTTAATAACTTGCACACCAAAAGACGGAGTCCAACCATCTGGTGTTTGTAATAATAAAGGTAAACGTCTTACTAAGTTATCTACATCTGTTCGTGCAACGGCCAGGCCTTGGTAAGTAGACTCTGCTAGCACGGGCACATTTCCAATAACACCTTGAGACTGAATGCCTTGTATAGGTTTTCCGTCTCCTAATATAACTGTGCCTGTAGTTGGCGCGTGAGAAGCCCCGCCTTCAAAGGTAGCAATAACGCTTGGTATTTGTAAAAGAGCATCTGCAAATGCTTCATCTCCACCGAATCTATCTGCTTGTGGAAAAGCAACAACCCAACCTACACCTAAAGCTCCTGCTTCCATAAGGTCTAATTGAATACGTGCGAGATCCTGACGAGGGTACGGCCACCCGCCCGCAAGTGCTACATCTTCTTCTGTTATATCTAACGTGGTAAACCAACCAGATGGTTCTGGTGTTTGCACGAGCGCGTCAAATGTTTTTAATTTAAGCACCTCTAATGCCTGCCAATTAAATAATAAAGGCAGACAAAGTATTGGTATACTAACTAGTGCTATCCATTTCTTCATTCGCTATCGCTATTCCTATATGATAAATTATTTGAGGTACTATAGCATTTCCTAGTGATTTAAGTCTGTCCACCCTATTGGGTATCCCATGAGCCACTCTACCCACTGCGGGTTCAAACTCCCACTGCTTTTTTTGGAAGTGTGCTTCATAGCCACTTTCTCCTCCAAGTTGTGCTTGTATCCCCTGTTGTTCTCCATTGCCTTGTTTACTGTCTCCATCGACATGCTCATCCCCACTGAGCTCCTTGGCGTCGGCCATAGTTCCTGAGACTTCCACTCTATCGATGTCAACGTCGTTAGCTCCTTGTCGTACTTCACTTCCTTCAAGTGTGGTTTTATCATCTCCCAGTCCTCTATTGTTGGGTGACTGAACCCCGCTTTGTCCTTTCTGAACCAATGTTCTACTGTTGTTTTCTTTATCCCCGTCTTTTCCGCTAGCTCTTTGGCTGTCGTCTGACTTCTCAGATAAGTCACAAACTCTTGTTGTTCTGGAAGGTTCTCCCTTTCCACCATCTGATGATTTTGATAATGTTCCATCAATTTTGGATTCTTTAGTATCTCCTCCATCATCACTTCGTCCGCTAGACTCTTCTGTATTGAAGCTCCTGACGCCCTGTGCGTCTTCCCCTGTAGCATTTTCGTCGCATGTTTTAGAGAGTCTTCCTTTGTGTCCATCGTTGTTGGTGTTCGCCACGTCTTCTCCACTAGTGCTACTTTGTCCGCTAAATTCAGACTGTGACTGTCCTTGCCATCCTTCGTCAATCTCCTGCCTGACTCCGTCAGTTTCGCATTCGGGTGTTCTATTGTGTCCTGTGTCGTTGGTGTTGGCCACATCAAGTTGGGGTGTGCTACTTGGTCGTTCAAGCTTATTGGCATCCCCTTCTCTAATTTCATTTTCATTCGTTCCTTGCTCGACGGCCCCCTGTCGCAATGTGCGTCTGGTGTCCTCCACACATTTTCCAATGATCCAGACTCTGTCTCTTCTGTGGGGAGCTTCGATACCGCAAGCTGGAATAACAAACGATTGCGTGGCGTAACCTTCTGTTTCCAAGTCAAGGCATACATCGTCGAGTGCCACGTTGACGAAGCCACCAACGTTTTCGACAACGACCCAAGTGGGTGTTTTTTGTTTAATAATTTCAAACATGTACGGCCAGAGGTGTCTATCGTCTTCCTTACCTTTTTTTCGGCCCGCAACGCTGAACGGCTGGCATGGGATCCCACCGCAGATGAGGTCAAATTCTTCTTGGATTTTTTCTGGGTCATTTCCTAACTCCTTTAGGTCATTATATATTGGCACATCAGGCCAATGTTTATTTAATACTTTTTTACAGAATGACTCATTTTCACAAAACGCTACTGTTTCGTATTTCCCTGTGCTTTCTAGCCCTAAACTAAACCCGCCTATGCCAGAACAAATATCAAATACTTTTATCATCCACTTCCTTGTGTGATTGTAATAGTAGAGTTACCTCCACCATTAACTATTATTTGTTGGTATTTACCATCCTGTACCAATATTATAGTATATCCTTGCGAACTATTCACGGTCAACTGAGCGTTTTGGTTAACCTTTCTTTGAAACGCAATTTGTTCTCCTTGTAATAAAGTTATTATTTGTGTTTGTAAATCTTGTCCTATTTCTGTACCTTGTATTGAAGTACCTGTAGTTAACTTTTTAGTATCTAATTCGTCTACTTCTTCTATTATTGCTAATAAATCTTCAAAGAAATTTACATCTAAGAAGTTTATATCTAGCTCTGTAAACTCTAAAGTATCTTCAGCTAAAGCATCTGTATCTAATTCATTAAACTCTAAATAGTCTATATCTAATATAGCCCCGCTATCTGCTACGGCACTTGTGGATGATTCTGTGGATAACTTTTGTTCGTCCGGGGGAGTAACAATAAGCATGTTATCTATAATATCTAGAGTAAGGTCAAGTATTACAGGTTTACTAGGTGCAGTTTCCCACACCTCTACAGTAGTAGCTTGGTAAGGTTTATTAAGAGTAACGCTACCTGTTGCGGTAGTTACAAGTATTTCTCCACTAGATATGCCGTTTTCGTCTGGTAACAATATAATTAAACTACGACCTAGTTCGTCTACCGTGCAAGTAAAATCAGTCCCTCTAATCGCTATATCTGCGGTAGGTGTAGATAGTCGTATTCTACTTTTGTCTATTCTATTTAATCTACTACTAACAAATCTAGCTGTGCCACTAGCAAACTGTAACGCCATTTCTCCTTTTGAAGGGTCAGGGTCAAACACATATTTAGTAATAATAAGTTTAGAATTTTCTGTTAATCGTACAACAGAGTCGTCCAGAAAAGTAATTCCTACACGACCTGTAGTAGTACGGACATCATCCATTTGTTGGATGCCAAAGTCTAACTCAGCCCCATAAGGCTTATCTCGTATTACTTCAGCAGAGCCATTTAGCTCAGAGATGTCTCCAATGTTAACAGCTTGTGCTTGTACCGCCGTCGTTTTGAACAACGCACACAGTACCATTGTTGCCATTAGACAAAATTTTGAGCCAGTCACTAGCCAATGTAGATGATTGCGTAACGTTAAAAGTCCTGCTGTTGCCTGTTTGGTCAAGATAGAAATATCCATTTTGATATCCACTTCCGTCAAATGTTATTGAGTTAGAGTCCCCATCTACATCTACATAAGATGTAGCTAGGTCGTAATCAATGTCGAAATCAAACGTATTGCTATCTCCATTAATTATCCAGTCTAAGTCAAGTGTCGAAGCTAAAGCACCAGTACCAACATCTAAATCAAAGTCGTTACTAGAACCAGTTACGTCTACATTGTAGTTACCTGAATCTGCACCGTAAGTATTAGTTGGGTCTACTTGTATATTAAATTCGTTGCTATCTCCATCAAATTCAAAAAATCCTGTAATGCTATCTCCTAAGATATCACCTACGAATTTGTTTGAACTACCTATTTGATTTATATCTAAAGTAAGATTTAAACCATCAAGGTCGAGCGCGGTCATAGTACCACTAACAGCGTTTAGTCCACCAATAATGTTAGACGAACCTAACTGTTCTATATCTATGTTTGCGTTATTCCCGGATTGATCGATATACACTTCATTGTCAGCATACAAAAAACCAACTAATAGTAAGGGTAAAAGTTTTTTCATTTATAACTCCAATATCCAGCTTGTTCACCCTCCTTGATTATTTCTAATACGGCTGTTTCTATAGCGGAACGCAAAGCAAGTCCTCCAGACTCATTTCGCACCACGCCACTTTCTATCTCTACTAATTCAGTACCAGCTTCGATAAAGCGGAACACGTCGTCTGTTAATGATACACTAAGAACAGTCTTTGATACTAATTTTTCTAACAACACTTGGCCAGAATTTACAGACACAAGACGTAATTGTATTGTTAAAGAGTCTGTTCTGTAAGCTTTAGATATACCAATTCCTAAATACCTAGCACCTGCGCCACCAGATGTTACATTAGATTCGTAAGAAACTACTGCTCCCTCTAATAATAACCCTGCAAATAACAAGGTACCTATTTTGGTATCGTCTTTGTTTTCTGTTCTACCGCTACGAATTATCTGACGTTCTTTAGTTAAATGGTCTAATCCAGCACGCTCAACCACTGTAAAAAAACCACCATTTGCTTTGCACGCGCCTTTTAGTGCTTTGATAAGATAAGCGCTAGGCTGTTGAGTTATAGCTGTAGAAAAACTAGCATACATAGAGTTGCTAAGTCTTTGACCTGTTTGGTCAGTAAAGGCACTTCCGTACACAGCTACAGTAGGCATACGTTCAGGTGCACGACAGTTGTGCAAGTCAGATATGACTAGCTCTTGTATGCTTGCTGATTCGATTTTCCGTATCGGAGCTATGTTATTTTCTATGGGGTCTTCTATTAATAATGAAGCGCAACTAGAAAGTAAAAGAACCGATAGGTACCGTAATTTCTGTAGTATTGCCATCTGGGTCTGTTATCTTTAAAGTAATCATTGTACCATCTTCACTTACACTGTATTCAATAGTGTTGCCCATAAGTTCTATAATTCCACTTGTAGAAGGGGTATCTCCAAACAAAGCATCTACTAACTGTCTAGACAGTTGTGCGTATATTCTAGATTCTAAGTTACGTATAAACCTAGCAAGTGTAGTATTTTCTGCATCTCTTTTAAGCTGTTCTTTATAAGCTTTTAGTTCTGCTTTAATATTTTCTTTTCTATTAAACTCTTGGTTTTCAATAGTAAGGTAATGAGAACTAGTGCCTACTCCACTAAAACTAGGGTTTTTAAAACCATGTACTATTTGGTCTGCTTTTAGGTTTACAGCAATAATCCCAAAAAACAATACAAAACCTATAAAAACTAAAGTTACTGTAAGTCTATATTTTTCTAGTTCTTCTTTGTTAATCTTTTCTTTGGTCATCTCTATCCGCCTTAGCAATTTTGTTGCTATCTATAAGTTGAGGTACTCCTAGTATAGTCTTGATAAGTGTATCTTGTCTAATAATCTCATTGTCTAAGCTACGTATTCTGTCTATCAAAGCTACTAATATACCGTGCTGTGAATCAAGTTTTGTGCCTAGTCGTTCTTCTATTGCTGCTATTTGGTTTTCTACTTTTTCATCAACAGTATCTAATTTAGTTTCCATGCCATCTACAATACGCATAATAAGTTTATATATAAACCACCCTAAACCAAGTGCGGCTGCAATAGGAAATCCAACTTCTTGTATTACGGTAACTGCTGATTCCATCAGTCACTCTTATTGGAGGCTCCAAAGTAAAATGATATTACTGCAGAAGCTAGGCCACCGAGATAACCTAACACCAAATTAATCAGAGCCTCACTGTTCTGTTCTGGTGGTTGAAGGGTTACAAGAAAAATATAACCAAGAAAACCACCAATCATGGCTATACCTATAATCCTAGCTGTCCAATCTTTACTAAACATACCACGAGCATGTTGTTTTTCTGCTGTTTCTAACTTGTACAAATCAACATCAAGCTCTTTCATTTTAGCTTCAAAGTCTTTTTCTGCCTTTTTAATTTCGATTAGCTGTTCAGGTGTAGCACTTGCTAACGCTTGTTCTATAGATTTAGGATTGTTTTCTACCCCTAATACTTTAGATATGACATCTCCTGCCATACCACCAAACGGCCCACCTAATGCAGTTCCTAATGTTGGAGCTACTGCTCCTACTATATTACTTAATAACTTCTTCATATTTTCCAAGCTTTAACAGCTCCTCCTTGTTTGCTAAATGTTGTGCTTCAATGTCATCTTTGCTTTGACCTGTGTAGGCAACAGCAAGATAATTATCAATAAGCGCTTGGTTTAGATCTACGTCATCCGCAACGATAACGCCTAGAACCCTACCGAACTTCCCTTTCTTGTCTAGTTTTGTTTGTATGACTAAATTGTCAGCATGTAGTATGGCATCTGATAAAAACTTACCAGCTAGTTTACCTCTAGCCTTTTCATCTAAATCCCTTGTTCGTGATTCTGGTGTGTCTATACCATAGAGCCTAACACGGGACTTATATGATACGTCAAAACCTAAATCTATTATGGCGTCTACAGTATCTCCGTCTACTACCCGGGTTATTTCGCACCTATACTCGTACATTATTTACCTACCTTTGCTTGAGCTTTTTTATGAGCAGCTCTAAAAGTAGAACCTTTCATCATAAGGTTTTTCATGTATTTCATGTGCTTTGTACTATGGTGTTTAGAATGCCTTTTCATACTAGTTTCTTGTCTTTTAGTTAAAGACTTCTTTTTAGTAGGCTTTCTTTTTGTTTTTTTCTTATATGCCATGTGTATATATTACCTTATTCTGGTGGGGTTGGCCAAACAATTGGGTCATCTGTAGAGGCGGGTAAATCACGTAACGCTTGTCTATACGTAGCCCACTCTGTTTTTTTGGCGTTTGTTAAAGGACTATCCGCAACTTGTGTCCAATCAGATTCATTTAATAAGTAAGTTCTATGTGCCCTGATATAGTCTAAAGGGTCTTCAGCTATTGATGTTGCTTTACCATCTACAAATTTATATTGTCCCGGGGCGTATGTTCCTTCTACTGCAGTTTGTCCGGTTGCTACAGCAATATCAGATATGTTTGTTACGTTTGAAGACCCTGTGCTTATAACTTCACCTGTAGAAGTTGTGTATACCGTATAGTTCATTATTGTGTATTATCTACAGTAACATACAAAGCTTGGTATGTACTGTTGACTTGTCCTCCTGTTACGTTCCAGTTTATTCTCCAATATACAGTGCTTTGAGAGGAACTCATACCTGTTATATCTATATCCCAAAGAAACACATAAGTCCTAAAAGTACCAGCATTTGCATTTACAGTAGGGCTAAGAGAAGTAAAGTTACTATTATCAAAACTATATTGTATTGTTCCTTTTCTTACATCTCCTAAAACAGCTGAATATATTATTCTAGCTTTAGCACTATTTCTAACTTGAGATGTTTGACAAGATATATTAACAACTGAACTAGTTTCTGAACTTACAATAGTTTCTCCTGGATATGTACCAGACCAAGATTGCACATTAGCTTGAACACTCAAAGGTACAAAACTACCTGTGTGACTTTTTATATCTGTACTAACATTATCAAAATGTTTAACGTTTAACGTGTCAGTATTTATTTTAGCTGAATCTAAAGTCCCAGTAATTTTAGCATCTGTTATTTGTGCATCCGCTATAAGAGCAGTTGTAATTTGTGCTGACGCAATCTTAGCTGTTGTAATTTGGGCGTCTCCAATCTTAGCCGTTGTAATAGCTGCGTCTGAAATTTTGGCAGTTTCAATAGTTGCATCAGCAATACGTGCATTTGTTATAGCTCCATCTTTAATACGTGCGTCATCTATATAAACTACCCCACCACTTACAATGAATGGAGCTGTGTTGCTTGACCCACTCCAAATTGCAAATTTATCTGCTTGAAACTGTACATAAGATTGAGCACCAGAACCATCACTGGCGTTAGAACCTATAACCATACCAGCTACTGATTTACTACTATTAGATTCTGTAGCTACTTGCAGTACAAACATAGCATTAAGATCGCCTGTATGACTTGCTGTAGTAGTATTTAAAGTGCTAATACTAGAACTATTACCATTTACTGTACTAGTCAAACTAGTTACAGAAGACGCAGTAGAAGTTTGTGCGTTAGTTACTGTAACAATGTCAGACTGAGCAGTAGCCATAGCAGCACTTAAAGTGCTACCTGTAAAACTAGTACTACCAAACAACGTAACTAATGTAGCATCACGTCCTGCTACCCAAGCATTGTTAGCAGCATTTCTGGTATATATTTGGCCATCATCAGTGTCATACCATATGTCGTTTAACTGCAAAGCTGAACTATCTGCTCTCGTGCTAGGAGATCCAGAAGACCTAATGACCGTGGCGGCCGCTGCTGTTGTAGTAATTAAATTGTATCCGGGTAGGTCTGCTAAAGTCTCTGACAATTGCCCCATAACTTCAGCTATATTTTCTAGTGTTGTAGCTTTTGTACCATTTGTTTGATTAAATGGCCCTCTTACATTGCTAGTGCTTACAAACCGAACCCAATAGAAATAAGTTTGGTCGTAGCCTACAGGGTCAGTAATAATAAAAGAACTAGTGGTAGTTATAAGGGTAGCTGTACCTACTTCATCATCTCTAGACCTCCATACTTCTGTAAAAGCATGGTTGCTGTATTGAGCAGAGTTCCAATCTACTATTATTTCTGTAAAAGCACCAGAAGCTTCTAATCCCGTAGGGGCAGGGGGTATTGATAAGTCTCCTTTTTGATCGTCATTGGGTATAAAATCAGTAAGACCATTAGGGTCAAAAGGTCTTTCAGTTAGTTGTTTAGCTAAACCACTATCAATAAGTTCTCTAAGTGTTATAGCTCTGTCTAAAGGGTCTCCTCTTCTACCAAGCCTTATTTCTTGAGCTTCTTTCATAGATTCAAGAGTATCTTTTAACTCTCTTTCTATTCTTGCGGGTATGTTTTTTAAAGCAGGGACTTTAGTCTTAGGCATTAAACTGTCCTTAATTCACTCATAGCCTCTGCTAAACAAATTTCATTAACTATGGTAGCTCCTTCTACTTCTACTTCAAATGTTTTATGCACACTAGCAGGTAAACGTACTACAGGTTCTGCTATAGCGGTAGCACTAAAACTAGGCGTAGTGCCTGTTACAGTAAAAGCGCTACCAGAGGAAGCTATAACAGCGTTATATATAACGCTACCATCCCCGTACACTTTTAGTCTAACGGGATAAGTTTCTGCATCTACTTTTGCAAATGCCATGCTTGTTGGTCTTGGCAAAACAAATTCTTTAGATTTCCAATTGTAAGTTAAGTTTGTATTACTACCTTGAAATTTTTTAATCGTGTTACTTATAATTAAATATAACTGACTATCGTCCGGGTCTGTATGTCCTCCACGTATTAAACCACTTGCATCTAAATCAACTAAAGTTGTTTGGCCAGTAGGTCTTGGGTCAAATATAAACCCTCCATACCCACTTCCAGTAGAATAAAAACCTATATACCTTTCTTCCCACATAAACCCTGTAATAGTAGAAGGGTAATAGTTAGCTTGCCATTGACTAGGTGTTATTATACTTTCAGTAAGATTCGTTACAGTTGTACCTTCAGCTGCAATCAATCCGTCCGGGCTAGCATATAAAACGTACGGCCCCATATCTACCATAGACCTTTTGTTTAAGTTAGCTTGCGAACTTTCTATACGTAAGGGGGTCATAGCAGAAGGGTCAGTCCCTGTAATTAAATAAGGAACACCTTTTGTAGTAACCAATACCCCATTAGAAACTACTTTTATAGCTACTATTTCTTCTTCTATAGCTAATCTATAACTAGATGGCCAAGCGTGAGGTAAAAAAGCTTCAGAAAAACAAACACGTTTACCTGTAAAACCCGCAAATACTCCATTTGGTAAAGCACATAAACCTTTCATAGGCCCATCTGGGTACAGTGAAGTGTCATCATCTGGTGGTGCAATCCAAGTAGTAGAAGGAATAACTTCAGCTAATTCATTATTTTTAGAAGTATCTGTGTAAGTAGTTGTAGATAAATTAACCTCTGCAACAAACTGAAATGCGGTAGTATTTGAGCCTGTATTAGACCTATATATACGTTTTTTAAGTAAATTAAGATTTGAGTTAGAGTGGCTAGTTTGTAGGTTACTAAGACTAACATTTTGGTTATCATCTGTTGTTACTACGGTAGAAGCAGCAGACGGTGGCCCCTCTTCTCCATAAGCAGTTACAAAGGTGTAAACGTAAGAAGTTTCAAAGTCTATATTAGCGTCTGACGGCCCATTAAAAGCCGCACCATTAGTTATAGAACTAGAAGCACCACTACCAGTAGCAGCTCCGCTTGTTTCTACAGTAAGAGTAGTGGTACTAGGTACAGTTACTATTTTAAAATCGCCGTTTATTTCATCTGCGGTTAGCCCATTAGTAGCACCAAAACCAGCTAAAGTAACAGTCTCATTTATTGCAGCACTATGTGCACTTGCAGTGGTTACTGTTAAAACACCAGACCCACTTGTGGTAGTTACTGTTGCATTTATTTGAGTTGGAGAAGCTACCGCTACGGTTGGTGCAGCTGTTGGCGCTGGTACGCCTAGTCTATAAAAAGCGTCAGGATAAGGTGCACTTCCTAAAACAATATCACTTCTACCCATCCTAGGGAACGATTGACCTGACCAATATATCGTGTCGTTAGTGTCCCCGGCTATTGGCCCACGTACGACATCTACATCTTCATCAAACTGTAGCCAACGTTCTGGGCTGTCTGTATATTTAAAAATAGATTGTTTAGTAGTATTTGCAAGTGTAGAAACACCATTAGAAGGGTCAACAGTAGAATTATCTGTTATAGGAACTAAACGCCCGCTTTCTAAATTTACATCAGTGCACACTTGTGCAAGGCTGTCTTTTAAAAGCCTAGGAGAAAGTCTAGGGGCTCTGCCTCCGAACGTTTTAAGTTTAAAATACGCCATATACTCATTTTCCAGTGTTAAGAACAGATTCTTGTAGTTCTACGCTCCTTCTACCTACTTGGCTATACCACCTACTGTTTTCCATTTCAGCAGCCATTTGTTCCCAATTGTGAGACCTGCAAGCTGCTAACATATTTTTAAATTTAGAAAACCTCGTGCCACCTAAATTAAAACACATGTTAACAAGCACGTGTTGAATATTTTCAGGAAGGTTATAAAACGCTTCTTCCGTACCAAACACATGCATAGTTTCTGCTAAATGTTTATCAAAATCATCTTTATAATACATATCTACCACTTCTTGTGATACTTTTGTACCTACTTCCCATTTATATTCAGGATCTTCTGGTTTACAAAGATGTCCTATACCAAGTGTTTTAAAACCTAAACTATCTTCGTAGATTTTTAAAACTTCACCTTCGTGTCGTTTTATTTCAGCTTTACACTTTTCAATATCCATTCTATTGTTTTTCTATCTTAACATTAGGCTTTATTTTATCTTCTTCTAAAATAGCACTTAATTCAGCGGTTATGTTTGCATTCGCAGCTTGTGCTAATTTAACATCCATTGCTAAGCTATTAAGGTTTTGTTGTC